AGCTAATTAACAACTTTTAAAAACCATGTCATATGTATAACTCCTCAAAATCGACTTTTAATCCCGCCAGCGTCTGGACCCTTTTGCGTTCATGCTGCCCCGATCTTTCGGTGGAATGCTGCCGGGATACGGTTTTCCGGACAGCGGATCTGCCCAAAAGCGTTTTCCTTTCCGGGAGCACCTTTAAAAACTCCCGGGTCAACGCGACAATTAACCTGCCAAGCCAGATGAGAGTTGGATCGCATCCTCTCGCATCGGGATATCCTACTATTCGCGGGGTATTCAATGGCGGCTCAAGGGTGAGATAAGCTGTATGCCAGATCAAGCGAACCATACAATGAATAGTACTTTCGGCCCGCTTGCAGGCATTGTGGGCCTCGTTACTTCTTTTTTGTTGGGTGGGAGTGGTTATGCTGTGAGCCTACTTAATCTGCATATTCCCCCTATTGTGCTTGAATCCTGCCAAATTGTTATGTGGCTAGGGGCCGCTACCGCTTCTTTTTTCACGGCCAGGTATTACTACCGTAAATCAAAGACACAAAAATGATACTTACCCAGGCACAAATAGCAGAAGTTTACGGGAGGCCTGGCGACACTACCCAGCATGTGGTTCTACAGCTTCCTTACAGCTTTCTTTTGGACTGGGATCTTACCCAGTCTGTCAAAAGGATCATTTGTCATAAACTGATCAAGGACCGGTTGGAGAAAGTATTCAAGGATACTCTGGAATATTATGGACAGCAGCGTATTACCGAACTTGGGATTGACCAGTATGGAGGTTGCTTCATTCACCGTCCTCAACGCGGATACGAGAACAATTATATGGCTGCTATTGAGCGGAATGATCATGCTGGAGCCATAAAGTATCTATCCAAGCATAGCTGGGCGGTGGCATTGGACTTCGATCCTAACCGCAATAAGCTTACCGAAACCTCCAAGACAGCTCGTTTTGCCAGGGCAGAGTATGCACCATGGATAGAGATCTGGTACGATAATGGTTTCTTATCTTACGGCCGGGAGAAGAATTACGATTGGATGCATTTTGAAATTGCAACACTAAAACCATAATAAATATGAAAAATCCTATTCTAAAAGCGATTATAACAGGAGCAATTAATGGTATTCCTCTTATCAAAAAGAGTGTCCAAGAAGCAAGGGCTGAGAATAAAACAGAAATTCCTATTCCTTTGGCAACAAAGGTAACAGCGTGGATTTCCGGGAAGATTGCTGAAACGCTTGTTGTTGCGGCAATGGCTGTTGGCCTTTTGTGGGTAATGAAGATCGCTGGCATCACCATTGATGATGTCATGCAGCTTATCGGAATACTTTCACCCTCTTCACCACAGTAAATGAATATATATGAAAAATATGAAAATACTCGGTTCAGCCATGAGCTAAAGCTTCATTTCTACATCAAACTCGATGGAACCATTGTGTTTGAGGATGGCGTGTCATATGACGCAAATGAAGTCTATCAGCTTAAAAGGCTTCGGCATGATCTCAACGATGAAGTGAAATATGCTGAATGGGTGAACAAGATCCACCGGATGAAGAAGTTTTTCGACACCACAGTAGGACTTATAATGCCATTGAACTGATGTTCGTAAACACGATACAATTCTCTCCGGTTATAACTGATGGCCTTTGCAGGGCACATCCCCGCAGTCTTGAATATCGGGATTGGTGGGATGAGCAGCGGAGGCGTTGTCTGGAAGGGTATAGTGTTGGAGGCGTTCGTATCACGGGCGATCATTACTGGTATCTGAACTTCTGGAAGATACGGGCCAAGGATAACAGGACTGGTCGTAAGGTTATTTCTCCCCCAAGGTTTCTGGATATGGACTATGAATTTTTCCATGCCATAGAAAAGGCCAGAAAGTTGGGAAAGAACTTCTGTGTGGCCAAAAGACGCCAGGTTGGATTTTCCGAGAAGTCATCAGCTCTTATAGGCAAGGAATTCAGCCTTTATCCGGCTTCCCAGAGCATTATTGTTGCTGGTGAGGACAAATACGGCCAGGCTACCATGAGAATGGTCATGCGAGGTTTGAATGATCTTAAAGACACTGAATTCTTCAAACGCAAGAACCCTGACACTGTTGAATACATACAGGGTAAATACCAGGTTATCGAAGACGGGCTTAAGATCTGGAAAGGCTCCATGAGCGAGATCTACTGCATGACGGCCAAGAATAACGCACAGGTAACGGTGGGAAAGAGTCCCAGCTTTGTCCTATTCGAGGAGGCTGGTCGTTTTCCTCTCTTAAAGGATACTTACAAGTATATTCAGCCCGCAATGGAAGCCAATTTCCAGAAGACCGGTATTGTGCTGATGGTGGGAACCGGTGGTGACATGGATGCGGGGGCCGATCAGTTGGAGGATATATTCTACAACCCTGATGGCTGGGGCATGATGAAATATGATTATGATAGTGAGAATTATGAGCTTCTGGATTTTACCGATCAGACCGTAAGAAACGGAGTTTGTTATTTCGTTCCGGCCTGGAAATATGCCATTATAGACGATGAGGGCAACAGCATCAAGGATAAATCTATAGAGCAGATTTTTGAAAAGCGGGAAGAGGCTAAAAAAGCAAAAAGTCAGAATGCCTACATCCAAACTCTTACCCAGATGCCTCTCACTCCTGATGAGGCGTTTATGCGTACAGGAGGCAACAGGTTCAACATACAAAAACTCAACAGTCAGCTGGCTAGGATCAAAAACAGCAAGGAGTTGCAGAATGTGGGTGAACGCGGGGAGCTGGATTGGATTTGGGGCCATAATGGAGTGGTGGAGGGTGTTTCCTGGAGAAGAGACGATAATGGAAGCTTCTATATCATAGAGCATCCGGAGACTGATCCACAGGGGAATGTTTACCTGAACCTGTATAAGGCCGCTACCGATCCATATGACAAAGACGAAGCGATGACCTCTTCTTCCAAAGGAAGCTGCCAGGTATTTAAAGGATTCAGAAGTTCTGATACTACTTCGAGAATATTCGTGGCCAGGGTAACGGCACGTCCAGCGAAAGCTGAAGACTTTTATGAAATGTCGGCCAAGCTCTGCGTGTATTACCAGTGCTTGAACCTGATCGAATGGAGCAACGTGGGTATATTTGGCTGGTATGAACGCAAGGGCCTTTCTCACTATTTGCGTGAGCGGCCGCGTATCGTGTACGCGAACGTGAAAGACTCCAGGGTGAATAACCGGTTTGGCGTAGATCCTTCAACTAAACAATACTGGCTGCAGGCTTACGCGGACTACATCGAGGATAATTACCACAAGATGTATGACGTAGAGCAGATCCAAAAGGCCATCAACTTCCGGGACGATAAGAGCTACAACTGCGACATCACCATATCTTCGGCCTTGTGCATAGTACATGAGCTAGATGATGTGCATATAACGGTAAAAGAGAAAAAGGCCAAGCCTAAACAAGAATTTTACTATTTCTCCTCTTCTTCTAGTGGGGGATTCAGGACAGGATATTACAAAGAAGCGGTATGACAGGAACAAGATTCTTCACAAATGCCCAGTGCAAGGAGGACTCCGTAAAGGTGCCTTTCTTTGATAATGAAAGCTGCTGTGCTGAAGTGGAGCCTGTTCCGCCTGTAAGCTGCATTCCGCTTGATCCGTTTACTTTGTGCAACCCTTCTTTTGAAGGAACGCCTGTTTTCAACAATGGCAATGATTTCGATCCCAATATGCAGTGCTGGAGGCAATTTGCAAACACCACACCGGATATACTCCCTGTCCAGGGGTTTATTACAGTCCCTGCCAATAATGGGTTGACCTATGTAGGGCTCGCTTCCGGGGGGCTGCCTCCTGATACTTATCTGCCCGGGGAAGGTATTTGGCAGCAACTCCCTTTTGTTTTGCGGACAGACCTGACCTATTTTTTCAATATCGACATTATTGAACTTACCGACCAGATCTGGTCCCCTGGTTTTGGTTATGGAGTATTGGAAGTATGGGGCGGCAATACAAACGGACAGATGGATGAACTATTGTGGACTAGCCCGGTGATCAACCAGGGAACTGTATGGATTCCTTTCCTGGTAACCTTCACCCCGGTTCTAGCTACTCACACTTACCTGTTCTTCCGGTTTTCAAGGACCGCGGGAACAAGCTGTTATATCGGGATCGACAATATGAGTGAGATACAGACTATTTGTGTAGAACAATCGTAATATGCCACTTCCATTACAAAACATACCTGAACACAAAAAGGACAAGGAATGGGCAAAGCAGTGCGTATTTTCTATTGTCCAGATGGTCGGCAATACAACTATTTCCAAACAGAAAGATAGATTCTGTTATAATCTGTATAATGGCATTATCAATGAGGCTGATTTCGACTACCTGAGAAAGGTGGATAAGTATGAGTATCCGGCTCGCATAAGGTTTATCCCTCTTTTACGTCCCCGCCTGGACTGGCTCAAGAGCCAGGAGAACTCAAGGCCCCTGGTGTTTCGCGTATTTACGGTGGATAAACTCTCTGTTGAGAACAAGCAGAACGAAAAAGCCAGGGCTATTGTAGCAGCTATTTACAACAAACTCATCCAGCGGAATATCGACCTGCAGACACTTTATCAGCAGGTCAATGAACAGCAGGCACAAATTGATAGGGCAAAGCAGCAGCAGGGTGCTAATATCTCTCCAGAGCAAATGTCGCAGATGGATGCCATGCGAAGGCAGATCGAAGAAATGAAGGCCCCGCTTAACTCTTCTATGGTGCTTTCAAGGCAGGAGCTGGAAAAGATCGACACTTATTACAGGTACGAATACAAGGACTTCCTGGAGCAGATCTCCCAGAATGGGTTGAATTATCTTATTCAGCATTATCACCTGAAAGACAGGTTCAATGACGGTATGGAGGATAAACTATGCACTGACAAAGAGTTTTATTTCGTGGATTATTGTCCTTCCGATCCTGATCCGGTATGTCGCAGGGTGACGCCTTTGAACTTCTATTATTCCAATGATGATGAGGCTGAATGGGTGGGAGATTGCGAGTGGGCTATGGAAGAGAGGTTTATGACTCTTCCCCAGATCATTGATGAGTTCAAGAATGACTTGTCAACTGAAGACATCGAGAAGCTCAAACGCAGTTATTACTATTTCAGCTCTTACAACTACAACAACTATTCGCCATATCAGTACGCGAACAGTCTGGATTATAATACCGAGGACTGCAACCAGCTTTATTCGGGGACTACAGATTATTCCAACAAGATACGGGTGTGCATGTGTGTATGGAAATCGGTTCGTCAGCTTAAATTCAAAAAATCCCCCAATAAGTACATCGAGGGAAGTTTTTACACGAAGTGGATCGAGGACAAGGATGACCAGGTTGACAAGCTGCGTAACGGCCAGGAATACGAGATTGCTTATGTGAATGATGTGTGGGAAGGGGTGATGATCGACCGTGATGTGTACCTGAGACTTCGGAAACGCCCGGTTCAGCTACGCAGTGTGGATAATTACAGTAAGGTGGATCTGCCTTATGTTGGCCGTGCTAACAACGGAATTAACCGTAGGCCATACAGCATTGTATGGGCTGCCAAGGATATACAGCTTCTTTACAATATCGTGCACTATCACAAAGAGCTATGGCTGGCATTGTCGGGCGTGAAGGGGTTTATAATGGACAAGAGCCAGATGCCTGACGGCATGAGTATGCAGGAATGGATATACCAGCGTAAATTGGGTGTGGGATGGATACAGACTATTCGCGAGGGCGTGGGAAGGCAGCCTCAATTCAATCAATTCCAGCATTTTGATGATACCGTAAGTCCGGCTATTCAATACCTGACCCTTATCCTTCAACATCTGGAGGACCTGGCGGGTAGCGTTACCGGAGTCTCCAGGCAGTCATTAGGAGCTATTACAGAGAAGGACCTTAAAGGGACGGCCCAGCAGGCTATCCAGCAGAGTTCTATCGTTACAGAGGTTATTTTCCAGCAGCATGACCAGGTTAAGCGGAAATGCCTTGAAAGGCTGATCAATTTGTGCAAAATCGCATGGAAGGATGGCAAGCGGGGCCAGTATGTACTTGGCGATATGGCTCAGGAGATACTGAATATTCCTTCCGGGGTGATGGGAAGTGCTGATTTTGAGGTGTTTATGGATGATAATGGCAAGCAGGAGCGTGCTTTGCAGGAGATCCGGCAGCTGGCTTTTGCTGAGCACAGTAAAGGCATTATTACCCTTCCGCAGATCATCTCCATGTACAACATCAATAATCTCAAGGAGCTGGAGAAGATGCTGGAGAAATATGGAGAGATGGCCGAACAGCGTGCAGCACAGGCCAGCCAGGGAGAACAGCAGGCTGAAGTTGACAAGATCAAGATGGAGCAGGAGTTTAAAGCCGCTATAGAGCGGGAAAAGAACAATATTCTTTCTGTGGCTAATGAACTGGAGAAGGCTAAGCTGGATTGGGAGAAACAGAAGTTTGGCCGCGAAGAGAAACTTAAGGAGAAAGAGATGATGATGAAATCGGCCAACGAAAAATACAAGGTTGATGCCGATGCGGCTGTGGAAATTCAGTATCTTAGCGAACAAAAACGCAGAACCAACCTGGATTATCGGATTAAATCTCTTGAACTTGGAATAGAAAGCATCAAGGAAACTATATCCAAGATTGGTGAAGGTAGGGGTCAGCCGAAGGAAAAAATAAAGGACTAATGAAACACTAAAAAAAATAAGAAAATGGGCAAAATTCAGAAATTAGAAATGGCCAACGGAGAAGTGGGCTATTCTTATGGCGGAAAAATATACACTCTTCGCCAATTCAAGGATTTTTATGCTCATGGCGGAGTTCATACCGATGACGCCCAGGACAAGATTCTCATAAAAGAGATGATCGACCAGGCTATGGCGTTGCATAATTCCCAGATGCACAACCAAGGAGTAGAGTCTGAAGAGTTGTACAACAACATGGCTTCTGGCGGTACTGTTCCCAGTGGGAAGGCTCTCAAGAATGCACGCCAGAAGCCTGGTGGAAGTAATGTTGGTAAGGACCGTGAAACGTCCGGAGCCAAAGAGGGTCCTTTTGTGGGTCCCAGCGGAGGAGCTCCTAAAGGTTCCTTTCCGGTGACCAATGAGAAGCAAGCGAAGGCTGCACTTGCTTATGCCAGACACGCCCCTAATCCTTCTGGTATAAAGAAAGCTGTGTACAAGATAGCCCATTCAAAAGGTTGGTTTGCCGGAGGTGGCAATACTGGTAATGAGGAAGATGCGAAGAAACAGAAGTCTTCAAAGCAGGGCGAAAAGAAGAGTGAAAAGCAGAGCGAAAATCAGAACAAGGGTATGCAGATCACTGGTTATGTGAATGGCAAGCCGGTTTATGGCATTGTCGGATTAAATCCGACTGCTTCCAACCCAGGAGGGCAAAGCGATTTTTCTCAGGAAAACATACAAATGGGCGGAGGTGAAAAGAAAGATCTTCAGCCAAAAACATCTTTGCTTAATAGGGGACCTGGATATTATATCTATGGTAATTATGGAGATGTTATCGGGTATGATGAGAATATTGGCGAAGGCGAAGAAGGTATAACCTACAGTAAAGGGATCCACATTGACGAGAATGGTAATGTTGTGTATGAGTCCAGCGAGTATGAGAAGGCTTTGAAATCTCCCGGAGGATGGGTGGATTCCAAGGGGCAATACATTGACGACTATAAGACTCTTTCTCAAAGCCAGCAGAAGCCTTCGGTCAAGCAGCAGACTACTGGTACGCAAAG